ATATAGCGCAGAAGGAAGCCCAAAGCTGTAACCAAAATCAAAATCCATGATTTAAACCGGTGTTCTTACTTCATTAACAGTGAATAATTGAAAAACATTATTATTCCAGAATGAGAAGGTGCCTTTAGTCATGCATTGAACCGGATTAAAATTATTAACTGTCATTGATGTCTGATTATCGGCGACTCCGTAGCGAACATTCGCAATTGCCGTATACGTATTTGAATCCGGGGCTGTAACGAGCGTATCCACTTCAAATGCAATTGCGCGAACGTTGGTCACATCGAGAGTAGCCATAATTTATTCCTCTTAATTATCATATTTGGAGCCTTTCGATAGATTATCAATAGCCCACAGCGGTTGCAAGTTATCTAGCGCGTTAATAATAGATGGATCTATTATGCCTTCTTTTATGAATTGAGCAATCGGCTTGATATGGTCGATATGCCAGGCGCCACGATTATTCCATGTCATATCATTTTCAAACCTAGATTCAAGATGAGCTTTCAATTCTTGAGGCGTATAACCGAGCAATTCAGTTGTCGAACCATTTTTATCTGCTAAACATCTTCGTAAACAATTACGCATGAATCTTAATGTCTTCCCTTCTGGTGTAGTTAGAAACCTTTTTTCCCATTCGACCTTATACGCGGCCATTCTTTCTGGGTTGCTTTCTCTCCATATTTTGTTAGAGTTTTTTACTTTTTCAATATTTTTACTATACCAAGATCTATAATATTCTTTCAGTCGATTTTTATTTTTAGACACATACTCTATCGAGTAAGCCTTAATAGATTCCTTATTTTTCTCTCGGTAGCGTTTTTTTCGTTTTTTTACGCGCTCAACATTGTCAATTTCCCATTGTTTTGCTCTTTGTTTTATTTTTTCTGAGTTTTCAACATAATATTTATTATTCCGCTTTCTAATTTTATCAATATTATCCATTCTGAATAACGCTTCTGATGTTTTTTTACATTTTTTGCATGTTCCTTGTCTTCCGTCTTTTGCTCTTGCATTAACACGGAATTCATTTACATCTTTTACGGAATCACATTTTATACATTTTTTCATGTTAGCCCCAGCGTAGACATCAGCAATTTAGAAAACCAAGGGGAGTTGCTGTGCCTCCCCGATTCGACCGCTAAGTCTAGGCATTTTAATTATACATTATTTCTCGAAAAAAGACCTTTCGGCTTTTATTTCTTCTTGAGACTCAATATCAACCGCCTTTCCTTGTTTATCTATTAATACGGATTTAACCGAACAAAGACAGTTGATTCGATTTGCATTTCGTGACCACCATTGGTTTTGATCGACCGTGGAATAAATATTTCCGTGACGATTTGCATGACTGTTTCGTGTAGTTGTTGTTAAAGCGGAAATATGGAGCACCCCGGATCTTAAGCCTGTTTGCTCTGAGGCAATATCAACAGAATTAGTTTTCGCCAGATTATAGGCTTGATTTATTTCTGTTCGCGCAATCCGTTTTGCGCTTGATCGGGAAACATCAAATCTTTCACTGATTTCTTTTGCGATAACTGTTGGAGTGCTGCCGGCCTCAATACCTGCATTTATCCGCTGTATTACCTGGGAAGATGTGCGCTGACTTAATGTTTTAATACTTTCAAAATTCGATACATAAACCTTATTCAGTGCATTTCGATAAGGTTCTGATAATAATACCTGCTCAATGGGTACCGGGCGTGGCGGCAAACCTTTGACTAATACGCCGGCAATTGCAGCACCGGCGATCAACTGATTAAAATTAATTAATTCTTCGGCTGTTCCTCGGCGGTATTCTTGCTCAATTACTGGCTTAAAATACCAATTCACAGGAACATCACCAACCTGCGTTTCAAGAAGCTCATTGTTTAAGATGAATTCAATTGACTTCCCCACCTGCGAAATTTCAGCATCAGTTATGGCATATTCATAGAATACAGTTGTTTCGGCGTTCGCAATAACAGCCTTACTTTTTCTCTTTTTTGGAATAGCACGAAAAAGCACCTTGATCGCTTTCTCAGATATTGTTAACCGCCTGTCTAATATTAGCGCGCCTTTTTTTCTCGATTTAGCGGCGCCGGTTGGATCTTGTTTCGTTTTAGCCATTTAATAAATGCTCTGCGTGCCTGATTAAACCATCTTTAATTCCAATGTCTGACTGAAGTATTGCCACTTTTGTTATTTCAGCAGCTTTTGCAGTCTTGTACGTATTCCTAGCTTCTTCTTGCGTTGCAAAACAACCAAGACGTTTAGGTTTTCCGTTCACCATGATTGACGAGAAAAACTCTTTTCCTTGATCGGTATTAACATATACTCCTGTCGGATATTTTCTTTTTTTTGATTCATCAGCTATTAATCGATTGATTAAAGGAGATATAAAAATACATGTTTCAGGGGAATAGATTTTATTTCCTATTATAAGCAAGTCTTTATCAAGCTCCTTATTCATCCAGTCTTGCCTTTCCATCCATCGCCTAAAATTCATAAATGAATGCCATTCTTTCGCTACCGTGCAACCAACGTATGTCGGCCGTCTGTCGAGAAACTTTTCTGAGTAACATCTGGTAAGCATACTAATCCACGTTACGTAATACTGACATCTAATTCTTGATTTTCCTTTTGGCCTATAGTCGGTTATATAATCTGCATCATTGATTCCAACACCAAAAACTGGTTTTCGCGCAGCAAGTGATATGTTTGTTGCTGGAATTTCTACAAATGGTGCTATACTTTTGCTTACCATGATAATTACCTCTAATAATTGTTGTGGAATGGCAGATGGTAGCTACAACTATCATCTGCCTAAATTATATCATTCTTCCTCGATTTCTTCACCTTCAGCTTCAATTACCTCACTTGGATCGAAACCTGCTATCTCGCGCATTTCTTCTGCGCTGAATGGCGTATCTTGGCCGCTCTGGAACATTTTTTGATTTACTTCGGCCATTTTACTAGCGCTTTCAAGCTTTTCAGTGTCAGAGCGTTCTAATAGTGAATCCCAAATAATTTCATAATCTTCTGTTTTAAGAATACCGTGAACCATCATCCAATCAATTATGTTTGAAACCAGCTCTGTTCCAAAGTTTTCTCTGCGAGATTGAATGCTGGATAAAAATGTTTTGGAGTCTTCTGTGCTTGCTCGTTCGCCTGTTTGCTGTCCTATTAATACTGTTGATGGTATTGGCGGCGTTGTTCCTGCAGCAACATCAGCCAATGAATTCATGAAGAATTCTTTTGGATTAGCTAAATTTGATTCCAATACTTTTGCTTCCAAACCTGGAGTCCAAAGAGAACGTCTAAATCTGTTTCGTAGGAAGTTATCGGCCATATCATTGAACTTTCCTAACAATGTTGCATTTTGTGTTGCGCTCGACGCATCTTTTAATTCAAAAACGATGCTTTGTGCTGCATTCTTATAAAATCCCTCGCCACCGGCACCAGCAATTTTTCTTAAATCCATTAATGAGTTGTAAACAGCCTCAAGAGCAGGAATACCATATATCCAGCCTGAATCAGCACCTTCGGCAGCAGGAATAATGCGCGAAGCATGGATTATAATAACTTCATTTGTGTTCTCGTTTCTATCGCCTTCAACATTTCCGCTGTATTGATACAAAATAGGCTGGCCATAAGTATCTGAAAGCATATCTTGATCTATTTGCGTTATTTTTAGCTGTGATTCATACAATGGCATCATTTCTACTAATGAGCCTAAACCGTTTAACATTTCTACTTTTGTTTTAGGCATCTGGCTATCACGGACACGCATATACATCCCAGCATAACGACCTACGCGCTGCCTTGTATCTAAGCCTTTAGCGCGCTGCCACAGTTTGAATTTTTTAATAAGAATATCAATATCTTTTTCTAAGGCATCAGAACCTTTGATTGTTGGCGGTGTTTTCCATGTGGTATCGACGGGCAGCTCTATGACGCTTTTAGCTATGCCAAATCGCCGATATAGGTTCCAAAAATTACTAAATTCGAGCTGGTCTGGATAACCGTAATCATCGTCAATTTGATGAAGTGTGTCACCAGTGTAATTGCTTCCGGAAAATGCTCGGCCAACAAGATCGCGCCAAGTCTCAACAGCATTAGGCTTTAATTGTTTTTTATTTGAATTTTGTTGAATCTTACTAACTTCTACTTTCTTTTT